GAGCTGTTTGAGCTGAAGCTCTTTCAAGACCTGCATGGCTCGAATGAAGAGTATTACTTCCACGCAGGCCGAAACCGTAAGACGACGGTGCCAAGCGATGCAGACGACATCCTTGACGCTTTTTCTATTAAATATGGCGGCGTGGATTACATCCCGTTGCCAGTAGAGGCATCAGGATTTGAGTTCAATGGTGATGGCACCCTGCCTAGGCCATCGATTCGCTTTGCCAACTTGCAGAGCCAGATAACAGCGTTACTGCTGGGCATCAACCAAATCACCCCAGGCAATGATCTTTCTGGCGCACGGGTGACAAGGATCCGCACCCTCAGTCGTTTTCTCGATAGCGATAACTGGGAAAATGGCGTTAATCCTTATGGCAACCCTGATTCAGGGGCCAACGCACAGTTCCCGAAAGAGGTTTACTACATCGACCGCAAGGTTTCCGAGAATAGAGACTTTGTTGAGTTTGAGTTGGTGTCATCTTTTGACATGGGCAACACAAAAGCCCCGCGTCGTCTTGTGATGCAGAACCTGTGCCAGTGGGAATATAAGAGCAAGGAATGTGGATATTCAGGCTCTAATGCATTTAACAAAGAGGGCACGCAGATTACGCTTGTCAACGCTACGAGCTTTGGCTACTCAACTAATCAAGAGAAACTTACTGCTGGCTCAACCCTTACTGAGGGTAATGCGCTCATCTCAACGAATGGGTGGTTTCAGGCAAAGGTGCAAAAAGACGGCAACTTTGTTATCTACAAAAAACCCGGTGGTGAGTTCAATGACATTTGGTCGTCTGGTACAGACAGAGGTGAAAACGCAAACGGCTACACCCTGAAAATGCAGCCGGATGGCAACCTCGTCCTCTACAACGACGATTTTGCCCGCAACGCTTACCCTGACTCTGTTGTTTGGACGGGGATTAACACTCACAAATTAGGTCAAATATCGTCCATCGCTCGCGTAAGCGTAGATGGCGTTGATCAGTGGACGCCACCTGATATAAATGTTGGCCGATCAGGCGGATTCACATGGGAATTAAAGCAAAGCAGCCCTTCCGCAGCAGGACAGACAACCACTGCTGACAAGCAATTTAGCGACACCAAAGAGTGGGGTACTCGCACTGTCACTATCAGGTTCAGTTTGGAATCGGTTGCGTTGGCTGCTGGTAATTATTCGCAAAACAATTCGGGATATACAGGGTTTGGCTGGAACAAGATTACCGGTTATCAGATAATTGCTCAGAGTGGCTTTTGGCGAGATCAAGAGGACTTCATTGCGAAACTTGATTTAACAGATAACAACCCTTTCAAGGCTGGCCACCCGACAGATGGGACATTGGAAAATGTAGGTGCGTTGTTTAAGATCACGGCTACTGGGTTCGCAAATAAGCAGTTGCGTCTAAAGGATGACGGTGTCCTAGTGGTTGAAGATTCTGACGGCAGTGATGTCACTTGGTCTTCATCAAATGATCCGATTACAAACGAACCGCAAGTAGAGCAGGTGACAAACGTTCCCGCTGTTGATGCTGATGTGTGCGGCAAGCGCCTAAGCGATTGCAAGGCACGTTTCCCAAGCAATGACGCGCATGGCGGCTTGCCTTTTGGGTCATTCCCGTCTGTCGGCTTGAACAACTGATGGACGATTGGCAGAAAGCAGCGGTGCAGCACGCTGAAGCAGAAGCGCCAAAGGAGTGCTGCGGATTGCTCGTCATGCTTGATGGTGCGGAACATTACTGGCCGTGTAAAAACTTGAGCGATGAGGATGACGTTTTTATCCTTGACCCTATGGGTTACGCAGCTGCTGAGGACACCGGCGAAGTGCTAGCGGTTGTTCATAGCCATCCTGGGGCACCTGCCTTGCCCAGCGAGCCAGACAAAAAGGCTTGCACTCAATACGGTCTGCCGTGGTTTATCTACGGCATGGCAGACGAAAGTTGGTCAAAGATTGACCCTTGAGTCGTCGGTAGAATCAAAGGGCATGCCGAGTGACGGCAATGCTTCGCAAAATCAGGCTGTATGGGCACCTGGCGGAGCACTGCGGTCAGAAAGTATTTGAGGCGGTAGCAAGAACACCGGCTGAAGCTATCCGGTTTCTGTTGTGCAATTTCCCGGAGCTGCGCTCAATCATGGGTGCTGGGCATTACACCGTTGCCGTAGGTCGGCACACGTTAGAGCTGGGGCAGTCACCAGAGCAGCTTCGTTATCCGCTGATGGCTGACGATGACATCAGGATCATTCCTGTTGTGTCCGGGGCCAACCTGTTTAGGAATCTGGCTTTCATCGCTTTAGGCGCTGTATTGATCGGAACGGCGTTTGCTACTGGCGGTGCCTCTTTGAGCTTTGGCGCTACTGGGTTCAGTGCTGCAGCCGGATCCAGCGGCACCGTTGTTGCAGCGGCGGCAGCGGGCAACATTGGCATCGGGCTAGCTCTGACGGGTGTTGCTGGCTTGCTGTCGCCAACCATTGCAGCGCCTGACATCGATAACGATCCACGCAACAACAACAGCTTTTCTGGTGTGCAGAACACCAGCAGAGAGGGCATCCCTGTTCCTGTTGCCTATGGAGAGGTAATCGTCGGTAGTGTTGTCATATCGGCAGGTCTCAACGTAGAGGGCAACTGACATGGGCATTAAAACCAAGCTGAACTCAAGCCAAGTTGCCAGGCTTGTTGATCTGTTGAGTGAAGGTGAGATCGAAGGTTTTCCGTCTGCAAGCGGGCTGACCCCAGGGACAACTGCTTATCATCTAGCCTCGCTTAAAGATACCTTTTTTAACAACACTCCCGTCTTAGATTCGACAGCAACAGTAACAAGTAGCAGCACAAAAGACGATGCAGCGATTGTTGAAAAGCTGAACTTTGACATGCGTGACGCGCGGTTTGAAAGCCGCCTTGGCAAACAAGATCAGCTGCCCCTTGAAAACATTGATGACTTAAATCAAAGCACTGTTGCCGTTAACGCTGAGGTGCTTAAAAATGGCACGATTACGACAAGCACTGGCGGTGGCGGATTCTTTGATTATTTAGACGGCAGTCCTGCAACACCTGTCACAAGGCAAATCACCGACACAGACGTGACCAGTGTCCGTCTAACGATTGGCTCGCCTGCGATGACGGTGTCAAAAGACGACGGCAGGTTGAGAGGCGTCAGGATTGATTATTCGATTGAAATCCAATATCAAGGTGGCGGTTACAACCGTGTTGACTTTGGTGATTATGACGAGAAAAATGTTTACCTAGGCAATGGACGTTTTACGCACATTGGCTTTTCACCTGATCTTTATCAGCGGAAGCATCTCATTAGTCTTGACGCAGCCAAGATACAGGCTGGAACAGCTTTCCCGGTTGACATCCGCGTCACAAGTCTAGGGAAAGAGTTTAACTCAGACACGGTTGCCCAAAACGATGATTTAATTTGGTACGACATAACCCTCAAAGTAGGCGAAAAAACGCGCTACCCAAACAGCGCCGTTGTTGGGTTGTTGTTTAATGCTGAGCAGTTTCCAAGTATTCCGCAACGCAGTTACAAGATACGCGGAATCAAAGTGCGTCTTCCCCACAATGCAACAGTGCGGAGTGATGGTTCGCTTTCTTATGCAGGCACTTTTAACGGCACGTTGAAAACCACAAGTGAGTGGACAACAGACCCTCCGTTTATCTTATACAACTTACTTACAAACACTAGGTACGGGCTAGGTTCGCAGATCCTTACGCCAGAAGAGCGAGCAAAAGATTCCGCTGGTACATTCACGGGCGCTTCTGATGTTGCCGAAAATTTAGATATTTACAGCTTTCAAAAGGCTTCTGCTTATTGCGGCGAGTTGATCGATGGTGAGCCACGCTTTAGCTGCAATGTGCTTCTGCAAACCCAGCAGGAAGCTTTCAAGCTGATCGAGGAGATGTGCTCTGTATTTAGGGCAATGCCTTTCTGGGAGCTTGGTGGCATTTCAGTCTCACAGGATGCCCCTGACGTTTTTGCTTATACGTTCAACCAGTCCAACGTCACGCAAGCTGGTTTTAGTTACTCCGGGTCAAGCCTGAGGAATCGACCAACGTGCGTATCCGTCAAATATTTCGACAACAACTTAAGAGACTTTGCACACGAGCTAGTCGAGCTGAATGACACCGATTTCAAGCCAGTTAGAAAGTACGGCTACAACAAGCAAAACATCACAGCGTTTGCCTGCACAAGTCGGGCACAGGCCCGTCGTCTTGGGCTTTGGTTTCTTTATTCGTCCCATAATGAAACGGAGGTTTGCAGCTTTGAAACTGACATTGCTGCTGGTATTACTGTTCGGCCAGGCGATTTGATTAAGGTTGGCGATCCTGTTCGTGCTGGCAAAACCGTTGCTGGTCGTGTCACCTCAGGCTCAACGACGACATCAGTCAAGCTAGACCGCAGTGACGTTGATATGTTCGGCACACAAGCGCCAAGCACATTCACGTTGAATGTAATTACTGAAGGTAGAAACACCGACGGATCTGCCAAGACTGACCCCAGGACAGGCGCGTTAATTTATGAGGTCCAAGCTGTTGCCGGTTCAACGATTGTTGGCAACACGGTCACCCCTGGCGCAACACTAAACACTGCGCCTGTTGCTGGTTCTGCTTTTTCTATTGGATTTGAGGGCTTAAGCCTTAGCCTGTGGCGCGTCTTAAGTGTTGTTGAAAACGAGGCTACCTACGCAATCACTGCGCTCGCGCACGAACAAGACAAGTTCTCTGTTATTGAAGAAACCGGCTTTACGTTTACACCTCGCGATGTCACGCAATTAGCTGAAAAACCAGACCCCGTCACCAACTTGCGTTTGCAGGAAGTTCTTTTTGAGGAAGGCGACAAAGTTTTGCAGCGTGTGGCTATTACTTGGCAGGAATCAGAACGGGCCAGCCAATATGAAGTCGTCGTCAGGCTGGACAGTGACAACGAAGAAACGCATTTTGTCACCACGACTGGCTTTGACGTTATGGATAGCCAAAAGGGTGTCTACAACGTCAGTGTTACAGCGATTGGCTATGGCCTAGACCCTGAGCAATCAGGCAAAAGGCGTTCTTCTCCGGTCGCCGCAAGCATCAGGGCAGAGGGCAGAACAACAATTCCAAGCAACATTGCAAGCTTAAATATCACACCAATTGACCAGCACAACGCTGAGCTGCATTGGCCGGAGCCGACTGACCTTGACGTGAAGATCGGCGGAACGGTTGAGATTCGCCATAACCCACGGACGACTGGTGACATCAAATGGGCACAGTCAGAAAAGATCGTGCCTGCTGTCAACGGCAGCACGACACGCAAGATCGTGCCATTACTGGATGGTCACTATCTCGTCAGGGCAAAAAGTTCAAACGACAAATATGCGCCGCTGACAGGCATCCCTACGGTTTTGGTTGAGCTGCCTGAGCCGCAAGACCTTGAGGTTGTCCAGACCTACACCGAAAGCCCTAACTTCACCGGCACATTTTCGCAGGCGTTCAACAGCGTCACGGAAGGCGGCATCACGCTAGAAGCTGACGGCAAGATCGACGAGATTACCGACTTCGACAGCGTTACCAACATCGACTTTTTTGGCGATGTGGTTTCAGTTGGTAACTACATCTTCGCAAACACGCTCGACCTTGGCGCGAAGTATGACGTCGAACTGCTAGCCAACCTCAAGATCAACACGATCAACCCCGACGACTTCTGGGATTCGCGGTCAGACAACATCGACACTTGGAACGACATCGACGCTGACGACCTGTCAGAGACCAACGCTGAGCTGTACTCAAGGTCAACCAATGACGACCCCAGCAGCGGTTCGCCTACCTATGGCACTTAGCGTGGGCGTGGGTTCCAGTTCAAGGTTGAGATGGAGACTGACAACGACTCACAGGATGTGGTTGTTCAAACCCTTGGCGTGTCGGTCAAGCTGCAGCGTCGGACAGAGCAGCAGCGCAACATCAGCAGTGGCACCGGGGCAAAGGCGGTGACGTTCCCGTCTGCCTTCTACAGCACGCCAAGCATCACCATCACAGCGACCAACATGGCAACTGGTGATTTCTTCGAGCTGAGTAGCGTTAGCAGAACAGGATTCACTATCAAGTTTCTTGCTAGCGATGGAGCTACAGTGCGTGACAGGACCTTCGATTATCAGGCCGTCGGGCACGGCAAGGAGAT